AAAGCATTGACTGATTTAGCAGCACAAGGTAAAGCTCAGATTGTTGTACCAACTCAGCCCGGACAACAGCCGCAGGCTACTGCTGCTGGTCAACCTAACCCAAATCAAATGCAGGCAGGTCAACAAGCAATGCAAGAAGAATCATCTGCTAGCGGCTCTAAAGAAGAATTGGCCAAAGAGATTTATAAAATTTACGATAGAATCCGTCAGCAAGAAAACAGCGGAGTTGTCGGTAGCTTACCCCAGATGAGTAAGAAACTTGAACAGTTAAAATCTACTTGGAATTACAACGAAGACCCGATTAAATTAGGATTACAACTATGGCAGCAGTATCATGCCGATCAGAAAGCAGCCAAATCAGCAAATGATATCTCCAACAAAGCGATAGAACGACCACAACAAAAATCATTTATGGGTCGTATGGCAGACAAAGCTAAACAGGCTGTTGGCATGAAAGAAGGTAAAAAGGTTGATCGCATGGTCAAGCACATTGAAAAGTCTGAAAAGAAATTAGGCAAGTCAAAAGGCGAAGCAGAAGATATTGCATGGGCAACTGCTAATAAGCGCGGCATGCTTGACAACAAGAATAAGAAAAAAGTTAAAGAGGGCGATCTTCCATCATCTGCTGGCGTAGATACTAAGGGAGCTGGCTTAGGCGCTGGCCGTAGTCCAACAACATTAGAAGGAAAAACTATGAATAAGAAAGCAAAGCCAGATTTCCTTGATATCGACAAGGATGGCAACAAGAAAGAACCAATGAAGAAGGCAGCAGCCGACAAAAAGAAAGCACCAGTTAAAGAAGGCATGAATGGCCGTATTGCTGCTGCTCGTCATGAAGGCCGCGCTGATGGATTGCGTGGCGCTGCGAATCGTATCAAGCATTATGATGATCTTGAAGAAGCTCGTGCTTATCACGCTGGATACAAAGATGGTCTTGATGAGTGCTATGGTCAGGGCGTATATGAAACTGCTCCTGCAATGCCAGCAGCAACAGTTCCTGGTATGGCAAGCGCAGCAATGCCTGCTATGGAAGCTGAATTTGATGAAGGAAATGCATTCACTGCTGCTCTTGCAAAGACTCCAAAGGGCGGCAAGTTCTCAGTAGGTGGCAAGACATTCACCGATCGTACAGGATACGATGCTAAAGTGAATGAATATGCGTTTGAATCATGGGATAGCCAACTTAATGACTTACTAAACGAAGGTCTTTCGGTATCAATCTCAAAAGGCCAAGAAAATGCACCTGACTCAGTGACTATTACTGCACAAGATGCAGAAGCAGAACATCTTCTTGCATTTGTAAAGAACGCAGGTCTCGGTCTCTTCGGTGATGACAATGCAGATACACATTCAAGTGCAATGTCAGTTCAACCTTCACATGGTGCACCAGACGAAATTGGTGCAGGCGGCGTAGACATTGGTGTAGTGGACGGTCATGATGGTATGATGGGCTTGATGCAGAAATTATCAGGCATTCAATCTGATGGCGCAGAAGACTATGCAGACGAAGAAGGCGACGAAGAACAGCTTTATGGTAATCATGAAGAAACTAGCAAGAAAGATTGCGGATGTGACGGCGACTGCGAATGCAGTGATTATGATCAACCTGCCAATGAACAATCATGCAACGAATGCGGTGGGATGATGGAAGCTGGTCACTCATGTGGTTCAAAAGAAGTAGTTGACGAAGTAGAGTCAGAAGACCAAATGGAATTTGAAGTTTCTGAAGCTAATGCTCCAGACTCAGGTGCCGATAACTCATCAAATGATACGCAGGGCAATGCTGCTGCAAATGCATCACTTGCTAAAGCTGATGCCGGTCAAGACATAGAAGACGGAATGAGCGATCAAGCTGTTCAAGAATCTGATGACGAAGAAGAGGAAACTGTTGCTGAATCGTTCGCTAATCTTTTCAGAAAGCTTTCGTTCATTGCAGAAGAATCACAATCAGAAGAAGATGACAAAGCTGAAAAGGCTGCTAAGAAAGTCGCTAAGGATATCGAACATGACGAAGGTCATAAAGGTAAAGACGATGACAAAGCAGAAAAAGCCGGCGAAAAAGTAAAGAAAGACATCGAATATGATGACAAGAAAGACAAGAGAGAAAAGGTTGATGAGTGGGCAAATCAAGTAGGTTCTGGTCCTGGTAAAGGAACAGACGCTTCATTTCAACAAGACATTGACTTTATGACTAAAGTAATTGCCGGTGGCTTAAACAAGCCTAAGTCAACTGGTCAAACAACAATTCCTGTTATTGCAGGTCAAGATGATCGCATGATTGACAGTCCTAAGGATTGGGCAACTCTTGCAGGAATCAAAAAGTAATAATAATACTTCAATAATTAAAATAGCCGGGCTAGTTTCCGGCTATTTTTTTGCCAGTTGTAAATGAATCCAGAACGATAAATACAGTAAGACTAATAGTAGGATGTTAATACATGGCCCAAAAAAATATAGATTTTGGTAGTTTCCCGGATGATCCAAATGCGGATGCAATCAGAACAGCATTCCAAAAGGTACAAGAAAACTTTACAGAATTATTTTCTGGCTTGCAAGAACAGGCAGTGTTGTCAGTTAACAGAGTTCCAGGCACTGGTACTACAGTTAACTCTCCTACTGGAAACGTTATTATCAGTGCTAATATTGCGCAAGTTAGAGCAGAAAGTACTACTTTAAATCTTTCTGCCGGAGCCGGAACACCTGGACCACTAGCAGTTGTAACGCAAGGCTCTACCCCTCTTGTCATCAACCTCCCGTCAACTATTACAGGAGTTGCTAACTTACAATTATCAAGTACATTGACTGCTCAAACAGTAAATGTTAACGCACAGATTAACGGGAACACTGCTAGTTTTACAGGTAATATATCTACTACAGCCAATTTAATATCCAACAATATAATTAGTAATACGTTAGTAGTAAATGCCAATGCCAATGTTACTGGTAACCTAAACGTAACCACTAATGCAAATGTAACGGCAAATGTTAATGCAGGGAATGTAAACGCCACTGCTGCGATCTCTGCTGCATCTGCTAATATTACAGGCAACGCTAACGCTAATATTGTAAATGCTAACTTCTTCTACGGAGACGGCAGCAATCTTACTAATGTATCTGCATTAGCAAATACTAGAATTTTAAATGGCACCAGTTATGCTAACATCAGTGATGCTGGCGGCAATCTAAATATTGTGATTGCTGGTACTACCACAATGGTCGTAACTTCTATTGGATCAAACATCTCCGGCGCATTAGCAGTTACCGGAAACATAACTGCTGGTAACTTAGTTGGTTCATTAGCAAACGGTAACTCAAACGTAAGCATTCCTGCTGCTGCTGGTAACGTATCTGTATTTGTAAACGGTACTGCAAGAGCTAACTTTACTACTACTGGACTTACCGTTGTCGGTGTCATCAGTACAACTAGTAACGCTAACCTAGGTAATCTAGGAACAGCGCAAGTTCTTGCATCTGCAAACGTAACTACACCCCAATTGATTAGTAACGTTGCAACCGGCACTGCTCCACTCGTAGTCACGAGTACAACTCGTGTTGCAAACCTAAATGTTAATTATGCAAACGTTGCCGACTTCATCAGTGTAGCGGCTGGAACGGGAAATAACTTCCTTATCTTTGCAAATGCGGCGACAGGTAACGTAACAGAATTAACAAGCACAGGTCTTACTGCTAATTTATCAAACAACTCTATCACTGCAACTACGTTTGTAGGCGCTCTGTCTGGTGCTGCAACAAGTGCCACTACAGCGGGTACTGTAACAACTGCTGCTCAACCAAACATTACATCAGTTGGCACACTAACATCATTAGGAGTTACCGGCACAACTACATCAGGCAACTTTGCAACAGCCGGCAACATTACTGCAAGTACTTTAATCTCAAACGTAGCAACTGGTACTGCTCCATTAACAGTCACTTCGACTACTCGTGTTGCAAACTTGAATGTTGCTCAAGCAAATGTCTCTGATTTGATGAGTGTAGCTGCCGGAACAGGAAATAACTTCATTGTTTTTGCAAACGCAGCATCAGGCAATATTGCAGAACTAACAAGTACAGGTCTTATCGCTAACTTATCAAATAACTCCATCACTGCAACTACATTCGTTGGTGCATTAAGTGGTGCAGCTACTACCGCCGGCACAGTAACAACAGCAGCACAGCCAAATATCACTAGTGTTGGTACACTAAGCTCAGTTGCAGTAACCGCAAATGCTAACGTTGGCAATTTAAATGCAACTACTGCGGTTGTCGCAAGTACATTAACCTCAAACGTAGCAACTGGTACTGCTCCATTGACAGTAACATCTACTACTCGTGTTAGTAACTTGAACGTTGCGTATGCTAACGTTGCAGATAACATCAATGTAGCCGCAGGTACAGGAAATAACTTCATTGTTTTTGCAAATGCAGCAACAGGCAATGTAGCAGAATTAACAAGTACTGGCCTAACTGCTAATCTATCAAACAACTCTATTACTGCAACTACGTTTGTCGGTGCCCTATCTGGCGCTGCTACAAGCGCAACTACTGCCGGTACAGTGACAACTGCTGCTCAACCAAATATTACATCGGTTGGCACTCTAACCTCAATTGGTGTTACCGGTAATATCACATCAGGCAACGCTAACTTAGGCAATCTTGCTAGAGCAAACTTCTTCCAAGGTGACGGTAGTTTATTAACAAACATTTCAGTAAGTACTGGTTCATTTATTATCAACGGAACCTCTGAAGTAAGAGTAGACAATAATAGCAATGTTAGAATTACGTCAGGTGGTACCGCTAACGTATTAGTAGTAACCAATGCAGGAGCTAACATTGCAGGGTATGCCAATGTTACCGGAAACATCACAGCAGGAAATATATCAGCAACATCGCTTGCCGGCAACTTAACAACTGCTGCACAACCTAATGTCACTAGCGTAGGTACATTAACTGGACTAAATGTTTCTGGAGTAAGTAATTTAGGACCAAATAGCAACGTCATCATTACCGGCGGTGTCGCAAATGCATTCTTAAGAACTAATGGTAGTGGCAATCTAACTTGGGACACTGCAACTCTAGTTCCTGCACAAGGCGCTAATTCTCAAGTTATTTTCAATGACGGTGGCTCGACTTATGCAGGTAACGCTAATTTAACCTTTAATAAAACTAGCGGCACTCTATCAGCCGGTGCGGTGACGGTAACCGGCAATGTTGGTGCAGGTAACATTACTGCAACAAATATTACCGGTACATTAACTACTGCTGCTCAACCAAACATTACGAGTGTTGGTTCGCTAACTTCACTTGCTATAGACACTACATTAAATGTTACTGGTAATGCTAACGTAGGAAACTTAGGGACTGCACGAGTACTTGCTACCGCAAACGTAACTGCTCCTCAGTTAATATCTAACGTAGCAACTGGTACTGCTCCATTCATAGTTACAAGTACAACTCAAGTTGCAAACTTGAGCGTTGCTACGGCCGGGTCTGCAACAACTGCTGGTTCAGCAACAACCGCCGGTACAGTAACAACAAACGCACAACCTAATATCACGAGTGTAGGTACTTTAACTACGTTATTGGTAAGTGGAACTATCAGCGCCGGCAACGTTTCTGTTACTACAGGAACAATTACGTCTAACTTATTTTCCGGGAATGGTGCAAACTTAACAAATCTAACCGGAGCTAATGTTACTGGTACTGTTGCTAACGCAACATTTGCAACGTCTGCTGGTTCTGCTACAACTGCTGGTTCTGCTACAACTGCTGGTACAGTAACAACAAACGCACAACCAAATATCACTTCTGTCGGAACGGTAACTGGGTTAACCGTAGGTAACGTAACAGCAAATATAGTGTTTGGTAATGGCACAATCAACGCAACAGGCAATGCTAACGTAGGTAACTTAGGTACTGCAACAGCAATCATTACTACTGGTAATATTACTACTATCAACAGTGGTTTGCTACAGAACGGTACTTCAAATGTCGTAGTTACCGCAGCTGGTGGAAATGTTAACTTAGGTGTAGCTGGTACTACTAGAATCACTGCTACATCAACAGGTGCCAATGTAACAGGTACATTAGGTGTATCAGGTAATGCTAACGTAGGCAATCTAGGCACAGCACAAGTACTTGCAACTGCTAACGTTACTGCTCCTCAATTTATCTCAAATGTTTCTACTGGTACTGCTCCGCTTGTGGTTACCTCAACTACTCAGGTTGCAAACTTAAATGCAGCAACCGCAGGTTCAGCAACTACAGCAACTTCAGCAACTAACGCAGCGGCAGTATTGAATAACGTGAGATCAACTGGTACTTATTATCCGGCGTTTATCTCTGCTACTGCAAATGGCAACTATGCACTTAACTCAAATACAGCATTTAGTGCTAATTTAGCAAATGGTGGTCTAACTGCAACTACGTTTGTCGGTAATGTTATCGGTAATCTATCTAAATCAGATGGAACTAATTTTGTTACAACCATTACACCGTCGACGGTATCTGGTGCGTATTTTGGACCTACTGCTGCTGTATCATATGATGTTTCGCTTGAAAGATATAGAGGCAACATTACCACTTACACCGAAGTATTAAATGGTGATCAGTTGGGCGAAATTAATTTTAGAGGTTGGGATGGATTCAGTCCTAATACTGCTGCATCTATCACCTCTATTGTTGATGCTACATATACGTCAGGATCAGGTTCGGCACCTGGTGCGATTGTATTCAATACTGCAAACGCAGCGCAAGGTGGTGTCCCTACTGAAAAGATGAGAGTAGCAAGTACTGGCAATGTTGGTATTGCTAATACTAATCCAGGACACACTCTCTCTGTAACTGGCACATTGAGTGCTTCCGGTAATGCTAATGTGGGTAATTTGGGAACGGCACGAGTACTTGCTACCGCAAACGTAACTGCTCCTCAGTTAATATCTAATGTAGCTACCGGCACTGCTCCATTCATAGTTACAAGTACAACTCAAGTTGCAAACCTAAGTGTTGCTACTGCTGGTTCTGCGACAAGCGCAACCACGGCAGGTACTGTAACAACTGCTGCTCAACCTAATATTACAAGTGTTGGTACTCTCACTTCACTTGCTGTATCCGGAAACGTTACCACTGCATTTATTACAGCCTCTGGCAATATTACAGCAGCCGGCAACACTATCTCAGGTGCAAATATTGTTGCGACCGGATACCATATTCGTTCAGTAGAGACAGGTATTATTGCGTTAGGACTCACTCAAGGGACCGCAGTTGCTCTTACTAAAGAAATAAATGTAGTCAGTACAGTAGTACCACTATTGAATACTGGGGTAAAATTACCAGTAGCTACTCCTGGCATGATAATCACTATCACTAATACGTCTGCTAACGCTCTTTCGGTTTGGCCTAATACAGGTGCTGATATCAATGGCGGAACAGTTAACACGGCGTACTCACACTCAGCCGGCGCAACATTACAATACGTAGCACCGACTTCAACTGACTGGTATACAGTCGGAGCGACATTTGCTTAACATAGAAAGGTAATATTATGGCAAAATCAGTAAATTCAACTCAAAAAGTATCATTCTCTAATCAAGTAAAGGGAAAGACTTCAATTGGGGCGTCACATAGTAGTATTAAGTTTTCTACTATGAATAAGCACAAGCGTAAAAATTATAAAGCATATAGAGGTCAGGGAAGACCATAATTAAAACAGGGGGAAATTATGAGTAGAGTAACATTAGAATTATTGAGAGAAGTATGCCCGAAGACCAAGGCAACTGTTCTTGCAAAATATGTAGAACCGCTAAACAAGATCGGTGACCACTTTGACTTATTCGAGAATCCAAAGAGAATGGCTGCATTCCTAGCACAGATTGCTCACGAGTCCGGCGGATTCAACTTTGTTAAGGAAGGGTTGAACTATAGTGCTGCGTCACTTAGAAAAACTTGGCCAAAACGTTTCACTACACTAGAAATCGCAAACCAATATGCTCGTAAGCCAGTAAAGATTGCAAACAAAGTCTATGCAAATCGCATGGGCAATGGAACAGAAGCATCAGGTGACGGCTACAAATTCTGCGGTCGTGGACTAATTCAGTTGACCGGTAAAGATAACTATAGTCGCTTTGCTAAGTCACTAGGCATGTCATTGGATGAAGCTGTTGCATATCTTGAAACTGCTGAAGGTGCTGTAGCAAGTGCTGGTTGGTTCTGGGACGCAAACAAGCTAAGCATCTATGCAGACAAAGGTGACTTTGTTGGCTTAACTAAGCGTATCAATGGTGGTACTATTGGTCTAGCTGATAGAAAGCATCACTATGATATTGCATTGAAGGCATTAAAGTAATATAATTATGGCACAACCCATTTGGAACACCCCGGCTGGTAATATAGGAGCATTTACTTCTGGATCTATTGTCAATTTTCAATTGTCCGCTACTCCTGTATCACCGGCCATCTCAGTCACATATGAACTGATTAGTGGTGTACTACCTACAGGTACTTCACTAACTACCTCCGGGGTGATATTTGGTAGAACAGAACCGGTTTTGGATAACACACCATATACATTTGTAGTAAGAGCAACAGATAATCTTGGAAATATTCGAGACAGGACGTTTAACATAAGTTTGTCCGGGATCGACGCTCCTGAATTTGTAACCCCTTCCGGGACACTATTTGTGACTAATGATAGCATATGGATAGAATATCCTATCAGATATAATGTGCCAATTGCAGATACACCAACGTTGATTGCATTAGTTCAGGGTACTCTTCCACCTGGTTTGGAAATAAACGAATTTGGATTAATAAGAGGATATCCCAATCCTCCTGTCGTGAACGTATCCTTGGGTTCTGTCACTACTGCATCACTTGCTGTATTAGATAACACAATCACCTGCTATAGTACTTTGGGATTTAGTGTCGGACGACCTGTATCATTCTCCGGTACTGTACTAGGTGGCCTTACGGCAGGAGAAACGTACTATGTCAGAGAAGTAATTAACTCTACTACGTTTACAATATCTACTACCGTTAACGGTCCAACATATCAACTATCAAATGACGCCGGGTATATGGATGTACTGTTACCTAATATTTCTGTCGGTCAACCCACTATTGAAACTTATGAATTTACATTAAGATTGATTACTGATTTTGGAACTGCTCTACAAACATATTCGATTACAGTAGTAAATCAAAATGCACCGCTATCTATCGGTGGTCCAAGTCGGCCCCTCAATACTAGAATACCTACAATACTGAATACTAGACCGCTAACATATAATATTTTAGTGAATGATATTGATTATGCTTTCTATTTGTTCCCACCTAATTCCGAAGGTAGAACATACCTTCCCACTCAATTTGCTTATATCGGAAAAAGTAGTAGTAATGACAGATTTTCTTTTCAAATATTAGGAAAAGATTTTGATAACAGTGAACTTGAATATGTTTTTGCTGATCTACCATTAGGGTTGTTTGGCGATAGTCAAACGGGTTGGATAACAGGCAATCCTGTGATTGCGGATAACTCAATCAGTGAATTTACCTTTTCAGTAGCGGTTCGTAAAATACAAAATCCATCAATAACATCACCGTTCGTGAATTTCTCATTCCAAATTAGGAATGCGTTGAACGGGAACATTATTTGGGTCAGTCCTGAAAATTTAGGAACAGTATTTAATGGAACTACTAGCACTCTTAGGGTGTCGGCGGCTAGTGATATATCTCTACAATATCGCATTGTATCAGGTTCTCTTCCGGCTAATCTTGTGCTACTCGATTCTGGAGAATTAGCTGGCAATATTGCTTTTCAACCTAGCGATACTTTCACCGACGCCAATCAGACTAGGGATTTTACGTTCACCATTGAAGCATATTCTCCGAATTTTGCCATAGTCAGTTCACAACGAACATTTACACTGTCAGTGGAGCAACTGTTCCCATATCCAACGGATACTCTTTATATTAAATGTTCTTCAAGTATTCCAGACAGAGAACTACTAAAGACACTACTTGATAATGATAGCTTGATTCCTAATGAAATGATATATAGACCAAATGATATCAATTTTGGTAAAGCAACAAGTATCATATATGAACATGCATACGGAATAAATTCTAGTTCATTAGATGAATACATAGCCGCGGTGACTATAAATCACTATTGGAGACAAATTACATTAGGTGAAATAAAGACTGCAATTGCTAGAGACGAACAAACTGGCGAAATTATATATGAAGTCGTATATAGCAGTGTTATTGATAATTTAGTAAATCCAGCTGGGCAAAGTGTCAGTAAAGAAATATTTTGGCCAAGATTTATACCCTTAAATGAGGGCCCTTGGTACACAAGTTCCACTGACATATTCACGAGCTATATCGGACAGGGCGGACAAACACAGTTCTATACTAGTTTAACACCAGGATTTGCTAGATTGCTATATCCTAATAGTTTACCTAATATGAGACAACAAGTAATCGACGTAATAGGAAGTGAAGAAAATACCTATATCTTGCCCTTATGGATGACAAGTCAACAACTAGACGGCAATACCTTAGGCTACACTCCCGCTTGGGTAATATGCTATACTAAACCGGGCTTTGCAGAAATCATTAAGAGCAACATAGAAAACAATTGGAAAAATCCAGTAGGACAGATACAGCGTCTTAATCAAATCGCTTTCAATATCGATAGATTTACGGTTGACAAAAGCACTACGTACAACTACGATAATAACTTGGTGCCTCCAGCTTGGACTGCATTGCCGAGTGGTGATCCGGTTCCCGATCCTATTGATAGCCAAGATTTTTATGTCTTATTTCCCAGACAGACAATTTTACCTAACGATACCCAGTATCCACGATAAATATATTATGGAACAAAAATTATGAGTCAGATTAACACAAACGGAATCAACACTAACTATCCAGTACCCGGCGAGAACAACAGTTCTCAGGGGTTTAGGGATAACTTCGCTCAAATCAGGAATGGATTAAACACGGCTGGAACTGAGATTACTGATCTTCAGAATAAAGTAGTGTTGAAAGCCGCACTGAATAATGCAGTATTGAACAATGATATGGCTAACACACTAATTAGCAATGCATCTACTAGAGGCTGGCGCGGCACTACATATAATCTCGGTAATGCATTGGTAGGTACTGTTCTAGTAGATGTTAACAGAGCAGATGTTCATTATGGTACATTAACTGGAAACCTTACCTTGCAATTTGGTAGCTGGGCTCCTGTAAACACTGAAAGCTCAGTAACCGTTAGATTAGCAGTCGCTAACGCAAATGCGGTTATATCATTGCCTAGTGAAGTAGTTTCGTCAAATAACAATTTTGGTGTCACTATTATAGAGAATTACAAGGATATTAGCAATGTTGCTACTATTACAGCACCGGCTAATGTTCAAATTTTGGAATATACTTTCACTTCAATTGATTGCGGCAACACTATCACGATGAGTCCAGTTAATCGTTCTTATCAATCAACTCAAATCATCAATCGTGATCCTCCCCCCACAGGGTTTCCGGGAGATGCTCCCGGAACTGTTGCAGTTGGAAATAGTGTGGGCGAGCTTAACGTTACTTCCACTATTGGTACCGGCAACTACATTATTGTAAATTCAACTTCCGGTCTGTATCCTGAATTACCTATCGTGTTTACTGGTAATACTGATGCTGCTAATAGCAACCTTACAGCAGGAACTACTTACTTTGTAAGTACAGTTGCTAATGCTACTGCATTTACTGTTGCTACTACAGCAGGCGGAGCGGCACGTGATGTAGGTACAAGCTCTCAAGCATTTAATGGTAATCCAACTAGCTATCTATATGTTTGCACCGCAGATTTTAATTCAACAGTGAATGCTAAATCAGTATCTAATACTTTTAGTTCTGGAAATATTATTCAACTCAACAATACTAGTAGCTTAGCGGTAAATGCTCCAATTATCTTTACTGGTAATGTGGATACTGCAAACACTAATATTGTAGCTAACAATGTGTATTACATTAAGACCATTGCATCACCTAACATTACTATTAGTGGTACAAGAGTAGCAGGTACTGCTGGAGGCGTTGTCGCTATAGGCAACCTCGGTGTGACTGCCAATATTACAGCTACAGCCATTATCGGTACTGATATTTGGAAAAGAATAGAACTGACTTCTTGGTAAGACATGGAACATCCTTTTTTAACAAGCAAAGATTTAGAAGACAAGTCAATGGAAGAGATACAGGAAGCCATAAGTAATATTATGAATAAACTCACCTTTGCTTACAGAACACAAAACGGTCCGCTAATACATCAACTTCAAATGGTTCTCGAAAGTCATAGAACGCAGTATTTTAAAAAGACTGATGAAGTTTTTGCTAAGCAGAAATTGAACAACCAAATCAACATTCAGAGTGATAGATAACGATGCACACCCGTATTGAACGAGATTTCTGTTTTCAAACAGGCTTGTATTTTGAAAACAAATTTCATGTGAATGTGTATGACATAACTGTATCTATGTTGGTAGAAACTGATTCAATCAAAGAACAAAATATTGCAATGGATAGAGCTATCTATTTGTTGAGCGAATTAATTACTAATTCAGTATTTGTAAACTCAGCTAATAGTGATATCATTAAGAAGTATGAAAATGTGGACTTGAGAGTATGTGAATTACCACAAGAACCATATGATCAAATTATAGCAATGGTACTGTTACTTAAGCTTAACAGCATTATGGAAAATAGATTAAAGATTACTGATTTGGTTATAGGTTCAACTATGAGCGACGGAGTAAGATTTAATTTAGTATCAGAAACAGCAGAAAGTACATTTAGTGGAAAATACTGGTGGAACAGTCCCTGTTTAGCAATCACGAATCATGCAACTGATGGCATAGACCACAATAAAGTAATCAAATTATTTAATGATGATTGGACTGGTTTGGGCTTATCTTGGCGAGAAACGGCTAAAAATTAACTTGAAATCCTGTTAATAATAGTGTAAGATAACACTATGTTCAAAGATAAGTATGGTCAGTTAATATTCAATGAGAATGATTTGGTAGATTTGTATCTAACCAACACTGAATTCTCTACCAAAAGAGAAATATTAGTAGAAAACGATATTTTGTTTGATGACTCATTAGATTTAAAAACGCCTACTAAAGTAAAAAAATATCAAAAACTAGATATTTCTATCGAAGATTTCGATATTCAATCAAGTAACACATGGCACTTCCCGTCTGAATACCAAACATTTGACATAGCTAAATTCGTATTAGACCAATGTCAATCTGAAACTGAACTGCAACGAGCAGGAGAAGAACTATTAATGTTTCAGGAACGAGATATGTTAATACTACTTAAGTATTTGAAATATCTAGTTGACACCATGAGAAATAATAACATTGTTTGGGGTGTGGGAAGAGGATCATGCGTAAGTAGTTTTGTCTTGTTTCTTATTGGAATTCACAAAATCAATCCGATATACTATGATCTTGATGTCAGTGAATTTTTAAAATAGATGATTAGATACACATAAATAATACAGAGGAGTAACTTATGGCAAAATATAGAACAGCAATGGGTAAGGTAGTTGATATGTCGCAACTTGCTGCCAAAAACGAAAGAGCCCGCGCAGTAGGTAATATGAGCGTTAATGCTAGAGGCGATACTATTGATGCTACTGGTAAAATTGTATTACCGGTAACTAAAAAGGTCGGAGACAGATACCAAAAGACTGTCAGTAACCGAGCAGCAAATATCGTAAAGAAAAAGCAAGTAGATAGCTTCACGCCTATTGAATCAGCACCTGCTCCCGAAACTAAAATTGACTTATCACAGTTAGTAGAAGAAGAACTAGAGTTTTTGGATACTACTGAGGAAGATGAAACAATTGATAGAATTAAAGCTATCGAAGCAGCTAAAGCCTTAGAAGCAAACTTAGTACAAGAATCTAAGAAGATTAAAATTAAGCCTGCAAGTGAGGCACCGGACTCGTTTGATCCTAGCAAAGATTGATATATGGCAGAAAAACGTAACTTATCTACAACAAAGTTTAAAGAGTTTAAAGCAATTGGAGATCACATCCTAGTTCACGGGATGGAATTCAGAGAGCGTCTAAGTCGTGGTGGCATCATCATGATTAACGATGATATGAAAAGCGCAGGGATTCGTCCAAGATGGGCGCAAATATACTCAATAGGACCTAAATGTAAAGAAGACCTTAAAGTAGGTGATTATATTATGATAGCACACGGTCGCTGGAGTCGTGGTATGACCATTGAAGACTCTGAAGGCGAGAAAACGATCCGTAAGGTAGATCCAAACGATATTTTATTAATTAGCGAAACACCAGTACAAGATTACACAATGACAGATAAAGAATATTGATATAATTAGATCGGGAAAGTGAGAAATAATTGAATGATTGCTGCAATGGATCAATCACTTTCCCAATCTAGTTGACATTTGTATTATATAATAGTAATATGAGAATATGACAAACAAAACCATCAAAACCTATGCACCCTACATTGCTGTATTTGCTGCTTTGGGAGCGGCCGCTGCTGCTGCCACGGTAGCATATATAAAAACTTCAAAGGCCCTTAAAGAATTGGAAGATATTGATCTTGACTTTGGTAACGATCCTGTGCTATCTTCTCATTTTAAGAAGGATTAAGCTGTGAAAAATCAATTATGGGTTGAGAAGTATCGCCCTAGTAAGGTAGAAGATTATGTATTCGTTGACGAAAATCAGAAACAAATTGTACAACGCTGGATTCTTGATAAGTCCATTCCTCATCTATTGTTGTCAGGTGATCCTGGCACAGGTAAAACGACTCTTGCAAAAGTTCTCATCAACGAACTAGGTGTTGAAGAATTCGATGTGCTAGAAATCAATGCGTCTCGTGAGAACGGCATTGACAATATGCGTGAACGAATCAATGGCTTTGTTCAAACAATGCCCTTCGGCAGCTTTAAAGTCGTTCTGCTAGATGAGGCTGATTATCTTTCACAACCCGCGCAAGCAGCACTGCGTAACGATATGGAAGCTTATCACCAAACAGTTAGATATGTTCTTACTTGTAACTATCAGCATAAGATTATCCCTGCGTTGAAGTCACGTTGTCAAGAGTTTCATATTGCTAAGCCAGACATTACAGAGTATACAACTCGTGCTGCCACTGTATTGATTACTGAAGGCGTTGATTTTGATCTTGATGACCTCGACACATATGTTCGTGGATGCTATCCCGATCTTCGCAAGTGTCTTAATCAGCTACAGCAGAACAGTGTTGATGGTAAACTCAATAAGCCACAGTCAACTGGCAGTGGCGAAGATGAACTGTTGATTGCTGCAACTGACTTGTTCAAGAGTGGCAAGATTATTGAAGGTCGTCAACAGTTGATGCAGTATATCAGTCTATATCCAACTCGTATCGAAGACTGCTATCGCTGGATGTATGACAATCTTGATCTTTGGGGCAATAACCAAGAACGTAAAGATGCAGCAATCATTATAATTCGCAATGGTCTTGCTAATCTTCCCCTCGTTGGCATCCCTGAGATTAGTCTAGCAGCAACACTAGTAGAATTAACAGCTTAAGGAGAATACAAATGGCTAAATGGAACTTAATGCCGAAATACAAGAAAAGTATTCAAGAAATTGAATTTTGGACAAAAGACGGTAAAGTAATTCAGTATAGTGTTTGGTGGCGTGGCGGCAACGTCATTCTTAATACTGCTACTGATGAACAACCCGAAATTGACCTAGTGAATGCCGATGAAGATGGGTTAGATGTATACTCATTAGCAGACGGAGAAATCATTCTAGACGTAGAAATGGATAGCTTTTGGGACGGTGATAGTACTGAATGGGTAGCTAATTCTTCTGATGTAACCGAAGAAGAACTACAGGAAGTCATTGATGCCTGGGAAGAAGATTTTAGCGAAGGCGTAGAAAATCTTGGCTGGGAACTTGATGACAACGAAGTATATTTCCACGGTGAGCTAGAGATTGAAAAGGTTGAGGGATGAGATACCTATTAATTTCATATCTTAGAAAAGTAAACGGACAGATTGATGAAATGGTCAATGTGTCTAAGCGTGTCCGTACTAGCGACACCAATAATTCAAATGTTATTTTAGATTTTGCTAACAAGGAAATCGTAAAGTGTGTTATTGAAGGCAAACCACATGACACCACTTTTGAACTGATGCGAGATTATTATTATAAAGTTTATCCACAGTTAGTAGAACAACTTGAGAAAGAGGCACCGATCACTGCCGTTCAAGAAAAAAAGGCAGTCAAAGCTAAAATAAAAACGGGGCGCTAGACCCCGTTTTCATTACGAATACATATTTAAGATGTGTTCAATTATCTTATGTCTTCTAATATCCTTCATGTCAAATTCACATGTTACCATACCTGGAACTTTGTGAGTTTCAATTTTGTGTTTTAGGTCTAGTAGACCATTATCTAGTGTTTTTCTGTCGGTTTGTTCAACGTCGCCAGTAATGACAATTTTACTGCCCTCACCAATTCTTGTCATTAACATTTTCATCTGACTTGGCGTTGCATTTTGAGCTTCGTCCAAAATGATCCAACTGTGCTTAAAGTTACGGCCTCTACAGAAGGCTAGTGGGGTTATTTCAATTATTTGCTCCTCGACCATGTACTCCAATTCTCTAGTTGAATAATACTCTCTAAGAACATCAAAGAGAGGTCTGACCCACGGTTCCATTTTGGCGTTCAAGTCACCGGGTAGAAACCCGTGCTTTTCATCGTCAACTGCAACCGCGGGCCTTGTAAGTAGAATTTTCTTACAATCTCCTGTTCGCATTGCCTGAATTGCTGCAAGCATTGCAAGATAGGTTTTACCCGTACCTGCAGGTCCACTCACCATAACGATGTCTGTTTCAGGGTCTGTTAATGCTATGATATATTTTTCCTGATTAATACTCTGTGGTATCAGTTCGACGGGTCGTGTGACCTTTTTGGGTTGGGTTTGATTGAAGTCAATAGTTTTAGATTCATTCATGTAGAATGCCTTTCCGCTATCGTTTCTACCAGTTCGGGTTGAACGTGTGTCTTTTCTTAGTGCGCTTGTTTTTCGTTTGCTCACATATTTCTCCTAATCTGTGTTTTTGACACTTGAGAACTTTTGCTCTCAAAGATACTTAGAACCGGCGTATTAAGTAAACTATGAGCATGTGAAAATTTCTTTCCTGTGATAAATATACTGTTCGCAGGAAATAACCATTTCCTACTATATGATGCTGGAGAGATAAATACTTCTATGAAAAGTTTACCAGCAGACAAGTTCTTTAATGACATTGATTTTGTAAGTATTATAGACACTATCAAGGGTGTCTATATGAGTGATGGCGCCATGTCTACCCTATTGGATTATGAGCGTGTATTAGACGAAGCAGACGTTTATGCTTTTAAAAATTGGTTAACCGGCGAGTTAGTAGATGGTCCGGTTGTAGGAAGATACAATTGCAAATGTGTTTTCATGTGGCCATACAAACTAATGCCTGATCCCAGAGCCGCACTTAGACTAACAAACGTAGGATGTAAAGTTACGTATGGTAAAGGCGAAATCAAAGTTCCAGTAGAAGTGAAAGACTACGAAGATTTTCAGCCAGGAACCAGATATCCTAAGATGGCAGAAAGAAAAGTTTGGTTTGTTGAAATTGTTATTCCGTTTGAATTAATGGATGATATTAAAGAGGGTACGATTGATCTTGCTGATGAAACTATCGATCTTTCTGAGATTGATGACGCATATGATGAAGACCTAGATGATACTATGTCAGAAAAAGATTCAGTAGAAACTACTTCTGACAAAGAACAACCTGATCAAGCAGTCAGCCCAGAAATGGGGATGATGTAACATGGCACTAGATTACATGGACCTTAAAGGCCAACTCAGGGACGAAATTACTGTTGACGAATATGCCGCTAAAATGGGTATGGATAGTGACATTGTAACTGTAACTTTTACTACCCACAGCAATTTAGCTGCAAAAGATTTAGTAACGTGGTTCGAAAGAGGATATGATTTCGTATTGGATGCTAGTGTTAGTGAAGGCGAAATTGAGCCAGGTATATGGTTAGTCTTTGTTGAAATGGAACGTAGAAGTAAAGTTCCTAGCAGAATATGTACACTACTAGCTGACCTAGAAACACTGACTGACATAAAACTAGATGAGTGGTCAGTTGATATCGAAGGTGATAAAATTGCTGCTGATGAAGAACGCATTCGTGAAAAAATGATTTTGAATCCAAATGAGTACAAAGCGGAAAAAGAATCAGATGAAAAATTGAATGAATTTCGTGAATTAGCAGGAATAGAAACAAAAAGAGTATACCATGAAGATGAGTATACGAAAAACTTAAAAGCAATAGCGGGGATGTAATTATGTTTTTACCAGAAAAGAATAAAAGTGAAGAACTACAGCTTATCGCAAAAACCGATGAGCATCATGAAGCAATGACGGGGGACAATGAATTCATGGCACAAGTAAAAGAAAGAAACGAGCAAGCTAATCAGCTTATGAATCTTAATAATGCTGCACTAACACAAGCAGGAACCAATGCGGCACAGAACGCAGAAGTGCTTGTGAAGCATGACAAAGAAAGCGAAGATTGGATTAACAAGAAATGGCGTCCTGCAATGGGCTGGATGTATATGGCAGTCTGCGTTACTGACTTCATTATATTCCCAATTGCTTGGTCAATCCTACAAGCTGCGACTAACGGCAGTGTAACAACTCCTTGGCAACCAATCTCACTACAGGGTGCTGGTCTATTCCACATCGCAATGGGTGCTGTTCTTGGTATCGCTGCTTATGGTCGTACTAAGGAAAAGATTGAGGGTGCAGCTAATGTTGACACAGCAGTAGGCGCCCCGGCTAGCCCAGTGAGTGCATTCTTAGGAAAATAACTCTTGACTTTTAACGCCCAGGGTGCTATATAATGTATATGGATCATTATAACACTCTGGGCGTTCCACGGTCAGCTACCGCGGACGAAATCAAAAAAGCCTATCGTAAGCTAGCGATGGAACATCACCCGGATAAGGGCGGTGATATCAACAAATTTCAAGAACTCACTAACGCATATGAGACATTAAGCGATCCTGACAAGCGTTCTCAGTACGATAACCCTCAATATAGACAGCAACATAGTCCGTTTGGTGACGCTCCTGGTGGCTTTAACTTCAATTTTAATGGCTTTGATCTTAATGATTTGTTTGGACAAGCATTTGGTCAGCGAGGCCATCCTCATCAACAGCAGCAACAACTATTTAGGACTCAGGTAGCGATATCATTAGTAGATGCATATAACGGTAAAGAACATGTATTGCAGCTTTCTACACCCACTGGCGTCAAAGTAATTAATGTAAAAATACCTGCAGGAATTAGTCACGGTGAACAAGCTAGATATGAGAATATAATAGATAATGGAACGCTAATTATAGGTTTTCATGTCATGCCCGATCTAAGATTTGACAGAAACGGGGATGATTTGTATTGCAATTTGCCTATATCTGTTCTAGACTTAATAGTAGGTACTAAGCTCAAATTCACCTCTATTGCAGGAAAGACTATCGAAGTTACTATTCCTGCAAACACTCAACCATCGCAACACATCAGATTATCTGGTTTAGGAATGCCTATAAAAAATGTACCTAGTACATATGGTGACCAAATACTATTGCTAAAACCTTATATACCTGATAATATACATACTGATATCATTGAAGCCATAAATAATAATCAAGTAACTAATACATAAAAGGAAAGAATATTGCAACCCTCACCCGAAATTGAAAATATCGTAGCACGAGCAATCGAAGCCGCTAAGAAGTATCAACATGAATATGTTACCGTTGAACATCTTCTTTTGTCTTTGGTTACACATGCACCATTTAAGAAGTGTCTTACTGGATTTAACGTAGACACTGAATTGATGATTCAAGAAATCGAAATGTATTTGAACAGTCTACAGTCTATTGTATCGACTGATCCCGATATTCAACCGAAACGAACTAATCTTCTTGAGCGTGTGATGAATCGCAGCGTCACTCAGGTATTGTTTACTGGTCGTAGACAAGTTTCTACAATTGATCTTTACATGAGTATCGCTAGTGAAAGTAACAGCCACGCACATTATTTTCTTCTAAAGTATGGCGTATCTAAGGTTGATTTCTTGAATCACTGGCAAAAATATTACCGCGGTGACGATAGTATGACTGCCATCACAGCTAATCAAGCAGATGATATTCTTGAAGAATATACGATTAATCTTACACAGCTTGCCCGCGAAGAAAAGCTTGAACCTGTCATTGGTCGTACTAAGGAAATTGATGATATCGTCAACGTTCTTGCTAAGCGTTTCAAGAGCAACGTATTGATGGTTGGTGACCCCGGCGTTGGTAAGACTGCAATCGCAGAAGGCATTGCTAATGCTATTGTTGACAAGGAAGTCCCTGACTTCTTGCTTGACCACGAACTGTATAGCCTTGAAGTCGGTTCACTACTTGCGGGTTCACGCTATCGCGGTGACTTTGAAGAAAAGGTCAAGAACGTTCTTGATGCACTCAATGTAAAGAAGAAGGCGATTCTCTTTATTGATGAAGCACACACTATGCAAGGCGCAGGCAATGCAGGCGGTGGTAGTGTTGACTTTGCAAACATGATTAAGCCAGCTATCACTAAGGGCACTCTTAAGGTTATTGCAAGTACTACTTGGGAAGAGTTCTATGAGAGCTTTGAAAAGGACCGTGCGTTGATGCGCCGTTTCTATCGGGTGAGCATCGATGAACCTAGCAAGGATTCTACTGTTCGCATTCTTTCAGGTCTTGCTGCACGATTGAATGACTTCCATGAAGTTAATATCAGTCAAGAAGCAGTTAGCACTGCGGTAGAACTAGCAGACCGCTATATTCATGATCGTAAGAACCCTGACAAATCAATCGATTTGCTTGATGCGGCTTGCGCAAAGCAGCGTGTTCTTATGAACAAGGATGCAATTATCACTAAGGAACTTATCTATGAACAGGTAGAAAAGTTCACAGGCGTTCCGGTAGACAAACTCTCCGGCGACAATTTAGACCGTGTACAGAATCTTGATATGAATGTCAAGAATAAACTCTATGGTCAAGATGAAACGGTTGACAAGGTTCTTGAACGTGTCTATGTTTCGTTTGCAGGTATCGGCAATGATACTAAACCTATCGCAAGTTTCTTGTTCTTGGGCCCAACGGGTACGGGTAAAACTGAATTGGCTAAGCTGCTGTCTAAGAATTTGGATATGCCGCTTCTTAAGTATGACATGTCGGAATACAGCGAGAAGCACAGCGTAAGCAGCTTAATTGGTCCGCCCCCAGGCTACGTAGGCTTCGGCGACTCGCAGGTGCAGGGCGGGCGTTTGATTTCAGACTTGAGCAAGAACCCTCATTCTATTCTGCTGTTTGACGAAGTTGAAAAGGCTCACCCCGATATCTTCAACATCTTCTTGCAGATGTTGGATGAGGGAACCGTTACTGGTTCTAATGGTAAGCGGGTGTCAATGAAGAACACTCTTATCATTCTAACATCGAACCTCGGTTCTTCCGACAACGAAAACAATAACATTGGTTTCGGTAATCTTGATAAGACCGGTGAAGAAGATAAGGCTCTTAAGCAGTTCTTCAAGCCAGAGTTCCGCAATCGTCTTGATATGATTTGCAAGTTTAACAAGCTAGATACTCTTTCAATCAAGAAGATTGTTATCAAGTTTGTTGAAGAACTTAAAAAGCCACTGATTGATAAGCACAATATCACACTTAACCTTAGTGAAGAAGTTGTTGACTATCTTGCTCGTGAGGGTTATGATAGCAAGATGGGCGCACGTCCTCTAGCACGTAAGATTGATGAATTGGTTCGTGTACCGCTGTCAAAGAAGATTTTGTTTGAAAGCATTAAGAATGCTAATGTGATGGCAGTACTGGTTAATGATGAGATTTCATTTGAAATTACAGTCAAGCAAAATGCAAGGATTGGTGATGACGGTATCATTGAAATTGAAGGTTGAACAGCGAGAAAGACTCTATTATAATCAATATGTTTATAAAGCAGTTACTAATGTTCCAGGTGCCTACTACACTGATAAAGCGAAGACAGTAGATGAATACAGGGATATTATTGATAAATTTCGTACTGACATGCTTAGGTATCCGATATATACTCCAAAGAATATGACAGATATCGATTACGATAATATTGAACTACTAATCAATTATAATAATGACTTTAAGAAGAATAATAAAGGAACTACTCGTAGAGAAGGCAACAGCCTAGTTTTTTATAGTAATGATCTAGACTTGCTAAAAACTGCTCCTAGTACCAGTAAACCATTAAAGCTATATCAAGCTGCGGTATTACCTGATGGAGTAAAATATTTCAAGCGCAAAGTTCCTGCGCCGTTTAGAGTACATTTAAAAGAAACTAGGGTCAATACTGAATTAAGGCAAGACATTTTTGACTATATCAATAAGACCGCCGGTGTAGAAGGATCAGGCGCGCTGATGATTTGGCTAACTAGAACGTCTAGTTGGCCTCAAGTTTGGAGTACTAAAAGCTTTTATATTAACTACACTGATAGTAGCCAGCTAACGATGATGCACATTCTATTTTCAGAGGTAATAGGAAAGAACTATAAACTAGAACAGCAGTGATAAATACTCTATATATTTTGGAGTTTTATCATGGCAAAAATGATTGAAGAAATCATTGTAATTAAATTAGCTAAGCTAGTAAAAGACAGTGAACCAAGTAATGCAATCGTATCAGAAGATGCGCAGATTGCATTAGAGCAGGTTGTTCAAGAACTTGCAGGTGAAGGAGTTTTGGTAGAGGTTGAGAAAGCTTAATGTCTCAAGCTACTACCCTAATCTTGTTGCCACAAACAGCATACCAAAATCCAGGTAACGGGGCGCCCTACACAGTTACAGGCGAAGCACAACCCGCAGCGGCATATTACTTAGGCAATCGTGATTTACAAACTTTAAACTTTAATATAACTAATGTCACTGGAAACATTGTCATTGAGGCTACATTAGCTGCTAATAGCAGTAGTGCAGAATGGTTTAGAGTTTATGAATTTGAAGCGACGGCTAGTAATAATAGCGCATATACTAATATCAATGGTAACTTTGTTTATCTTAGAGCAAAGTTGGAAGATTTTAGTCAAGGCACTGTAAATTTTATTAAAATATCATATTAAAGAAAGAGATATAACATGGAAACAACAATCAATATGAAGGCTCAATTTGAAGCCTTCCTCGCAGAAAACGAAAAGTTTGAAAAAGGTAATTCAGCCGCTGGTACTCGTGCCCGTAAGGCATTGGGCGAACTTGCAAAGCTCTGCAAAGCTCGTCGCAACGAAATTACTGCAATTAAGAACGAGCGTAAAGCGGACTAATAAATGAAAACTGTAGTAATCATGCCCGGGGGATTTCACCCATTTCATGCAGGACATGCTGCATTGTACCAAAGTGCAGTGCAGGCATTTCCTAACGCAGATGTGTATGTTGCTGCAACTAACGACACCAAAACTAGACCATTCCCTTTTGAAATCAAAGAGAAACTAGCTAAAGTAGCTGGTGTACAAGATGGTCGTTTTGTTCAAGTAACGAGTCCGTTTCAGGCTAAAGAAATACTACAACATTATAACCCAGACGAAGATGTAGTGGTGTTTGTTCGAAGTGAGAAAGACCGTGACCAACAACCTAAGCCAGGCGGCACTAAAAAAGACGGTAGCCCTGCATACTTCCAGCCATACACAGGCAAGGATATGCGACCATTCAGCGAACACGGTTATATGGCATATTTGCCTACAGTAGAGTTTGGCCCCGGCATCAAATCTGCTACTGAGATTCGCAACATATGGCCTCAGTTGAATGATCGTCGCAAACTTGCAATGGTTATGAGTCTATATCCTAAAGCACAAGAGAATCAGAAATTAGCACAGAACATTGTCAAGATGCTTGATTTGGGCATGGGTACTGAGGAAGTGGCAGAAGGCAGAGAAAATCTTCCTCCTGAAAACTTTAATGCTGATGACATCAATAGTCTAATGCGTATTCGTGATTTAGACCAAGTAAAAATACAAGCATTTAAGTTGATTACCAATCCTAACTCTAGTCGCCCTATTAAGCCTGAAAAGGTATCGTGGCTAAAACAACGATTATTGCAGCTTAGAAGTAAGGAAGATGTAATTAAATTATTGTATGATATGCTATTGAGCGGCGAAGGTCATAAAGTTATAGGCAGTCGGTATAACATGGATCCAAATGTTTATAGAAAAACATTTAATGAAAAAGCAGGTGATGTTTATTCTAACAGACAGGCTGAGATTATTGAAGATTTGGGCAATGGTTACTTCTTAGGTGATGATAGCTATGATGACGATGACGGCTTTGTTAAAGCAGGATATTCTGTCTATAAGCAAGTAGGTGACGATTCATTCAGAATGGTTGGCAGCGTAGACATGAGTCCTTACAGCAATCCTCCTGGGCATATTGAAAATGAAGTTAAAAAGCTCATTGCTTCCGATCAAAATATATCCGAAAACGCAGATTATTTAGAAGAAAAATAATTCCACTACTAGTTCCGCTTGTAAATATCTATACAAGTTTACTAGAAAGAGGAACACATGGCACGTAAACCAAAGACTACAAAGAATACAATTGCTCCGAACGGCGAAGAGCGCAACATTCCCGTTGAAAAGCTAGAAGAAATTGCAGCAGAAGCAGCACAAGAACAAGCGCCTCAAGAAGGACAAGTTCAAGTAAACGTTGACTTCCTCCGTACAACTAAGGTTCACATTGCGATGCCTTGCTACGGCGGCATGTTGACTGAATCAACATTCATGTCATTCATCAAGTGGGCTAACACTGCCCGTCAGCTTGGTATTGACTGGACCCTAGAAACAATGGTTAATGAGTCACTCATCAGCCGCGCACGTAACACACTTACTGCAAAATTCCTTGATATGCCAGAAGCAACACACTTGTTCTTCGTTGACGCCGATATCGGTTGGGAACCGTGGCACTTGCTCGTTCTCTTGAACCGTGACGTTGATGTCATCGGTGGCTTGTACCCAATGAAGACTATGCCTATCAAGTGGGTTGTTAACGGATTTGAAGGTGCAGAAGAAGGCCCAGACGGACTTCAGGAAGTATCAAAGGCTGGTACTGGCTTCTTGCTCATGAAGAAGCATGTATTCGAAAAGATGAATTCACACCCAGCAGTTAAGCAGTACAAGAATGATATTGGTCTTGACCCTAAGTTTGACCAGCACTTGAAGACATACTTTGATACAGCAGTCCGTCAGAATCGTTACTACAGTGAAGACTGGACATTCTGTGAAAACTGGCGTGATATCGGCGGTCGTATTTGGGTTGACAAGCGAGTTCTTCTCCGTCACTCAGGATC